CTCTAATCTCCAGCGGGTGGCTGGGAGCATTGTTTTCAAATCTGTATGTAAACCCACGATAGACATATATCGTGGGATCGGTTTGACCCGAGAATCCAGCACCATTCAACGTATAATCGCTGTTGCTCGAAGCAGTGAATACGATGTTAAGTGCAGGTGATGCAACAGCATCCCACTGATTAACACCGTAAATGATATTCTGACCTTCCGATGCAGACGGCAGTTTATATGCTGTTGTTTGATCGATTGTCAGGGTAGACCCAGCCAGGCTGGTGCTAATTGCAGCGCTACCAGTGATTGTAAATTCATCGGTAGAAGATGTTGCCGTATACGATCCACCAACACTATCGTTAATTGTCTGCAGGACGTTTTGCACCACATTAGGTGATGTGTTGGTGAATGTCAGGTTATTTGCATTGAGGTTTGTCTCAATACCTGTGCCGCCAACAAAGTTGATAGTATCTGTTGTTGTGGTTGCTGTGCGAGTGCCGTTGTCTGCTCCAAAGGTCACAAATACATTCTGATCAGGATCGCCCAGAGCGCCAGTCATATCAATAGTGACTGTATCTCCAGTGATCGTTGTCGAAATATTTGTGCCACCAGCAATAATCAAAGTATCATTTGCTGCAGAGGCAGTTGTCGTGCCCGTATCAGCATTGATGGTTTCAAAAAGGTTTTGTGTAGTGCCACCGCCAGTGCCAGAGTCTTCATCATTAGCAGGCTCCCATGCAGTATTAGTAGCATTCCACTTCAGGACTTGACCATCGGAAGGACCACCATTAACTGTGGTGTCAACATCTGTGAGTGCAGAGATGCCATCGTTTACGTCAAGCAAACGAATCCAATTACCACCATGAGCAAAGTAACCATTGCCAGGATCGTGAGCGTGGGCAAACATGCCATGGTGATCTGCTGCAACTGGGAAAGAAGCAACGTCAGCATAGTCACCAACATACTTTAGGTAACCATCATCGCCATCAATATATACCTTTCTGCTACCCTGACTACCTGCTTTGAAGTCGATGTCTCCAGTAGCGTTTGGCTCAATAACAATATTTCCACTGTCTTCCGAAACAATCTTGAATTCACCAACATTCAAGTCTGCACTCAGTCGATCGAAATGACCCTCAGCAAAGATCGATCCATTCCAACGCAACACTTGCCCATCCAGAGGAGCATTGATTCCAATCTGGAGGTTGGTGTCATTTCCTAATGATGCATATATCTCATCGATAACGGAATTGATTTTAATCGCACCGTCTCGTAGAGTATCACCTGTGCCATCATTAGCAGCACTGCCGACGTTAAGATTTTGCTTTGCCATGGGAGGTAGTTTTCTACAGTGTTATTTAGGTGCCATCAAAGGTTTGAGTTGTGGAGTCAAACGTGGTAGATGTGAAGGATAGGTCAGCACCAGTTTGACCAGCACCACCGCCAAGGACAGTAAGTGTTGCCACATTAGATTCCAAGGGTGAGTTTTGTGCAGGAGCAGGAGCGCCAATGGGTCCACGAATCTCACACTTATATCGGTATCCCGCCATGTAGGACAAGGCAGTGAATGTCAGTGAATTGGATGTTGCTCCTGTGATGACTGCATATGCAAATCCACCATCAGTAGATCTATACCAGCGATAACTGATAGGTCCGTTTTCTGGAAGAATTTGTGCTTGGATGCTGAATGTAACTGATGTATTTGCGTTGACAGAAGCAGACTGTGGTTGGAGGGTAATCTGCAGTGTGGGTGGAGTGACCGTCCCTCCGCCACCTGTGGGGGGTGCAGGAGGCGCTGCAGCACCGTTGTTTGGTGGTTGTGCTATGGTTTCCCTAGTGGTGCTACCAATCAGATATGGGAATGCTGGATGATCTACATCGCCAGGCAATGTTGAAAGGAAGTAAGCATATGTCCCACTTGGGAATTCGGGAGTCACGCAGAATCTGCCATTATGATAGTCAAGGTCACCTAGACCCTCTACATACTCCCAGTCCTGCATCAGAGACCCTGCAGGGGGGTTTTGAGCAGTGCTACCATATGCAGGTCTATTTTCTACTTCAATAGATCTTGCACGATATTGGGACTGCATTGGAAGAGTTGTTTGGGATGCCTGCCAAGGATCCTCATAACCATAAGGTCCATAAATGGGAAATCCATCAAATGCAAATCCAACGATCTTTGAGTGACCATCGGGGTGCCTTAGGTTATCTCCGTTAAACTGACTGCCACCGTAGTAGTCGTTATAGTTTGCCATGGAGGCATTGTCTTTCCAGCAATCTAGAAAGTGTGTGTCATGGTAGTGATATTGACCAGTTTGCTCTGGATGACCACCACAGGCATCATCGCCAAAATCTACAGGTGATCCTTCAAAGTGAGCGTTCCAGTTGAAACCCACAGGAGGATTACCGCCATTTCCAGCACTGGGGTTAAAGAAAACAACACCATTAGCAGAAATGCCAATAGCGCCCAGCGGCGTAGCCGACCGCCCGTTTCTTTGGTCGTAGTATGTGTATGTCCTTCCTTCTGCATATGCAATGGTTTGCGACTCTGCAACAATTAAGTCAAGACGATCATCTTCAGCCAACCAACATTCACCAGCGATAGATGTAAATACTGGTCCTCTAAAGATAAACTTTTGCTTTCTTCCATCGGAAAAAACAAAAAGGATGTTATCACCTGGGACAATTTGTCCACCACTAAATATCCCATTGTCATTCAATGACAAGTTGATAGATATCACAAAACCAGTTTGAGCGAATACGTTATCGTCAAACTGTCTGGGGGTGCCAAACTCACCACCTCTATATGTAAACGTCCATTCAAAATCCTGCTCAGTTACACTGTTTGGATTATTTTGATTAGGAAACGTCCCGTATGAAACGGGGGTGGGAAGACCATCCCCCGTTACGGTTAGTTGTTTAGTGCCAGGTTCGTAGCTTGCAGTTGCGGTCATGCGTCGTCGAAGATTTGAGCAGGACTGAAGTTGGCAATGATTGTCGTGCCAATCTGGACCGACAAGATAGCAGAGTTACTGTAGACAGGTGTAGCACCAGCAGCAGTAATTGCCACTCTGTATTCGTCACCATCATCTTGTTGTGTCGTGACACCAGTCGGGAATGTAGAAGCGTTAGCGCCAATGATGTTAGTCCAGGCGGTTTGACCGTATTCCTTCTTCTGCCACTGATAATTCAATGTAGTTGTATTTATCGCACCATCGCTTGCCCTTCTAAATTCAGCAACGACTGTGAATGCAGCATTTTGACCCTGGTTAACTGTCACGTTAACTGGGCTGCTGAGGATAGCGACCAGACCATCTTCAACTACGATCGGGTTGCCCTGATAATCGGTTGCTTCTCCTGCATAGACATCTTGACCGTTGTTGACGGGCTCGCCCACGGGTGAAACAAAATCATCTTCAACGGTATTCTGCACAGCGATGAGTGGAGCACCATATGAAGCACCAGGACTCTTAACTTCAATTCTGGAGATACCCATCATTGGAGTCACGCGAGCGTCAAAACCAGTAGAAGAGATAACCTCAACGTTTGGTTTGGATGTGTATCCGTCGCCAGGGTTGGTGATGTTTGCACTGATCACCTGACCGAGCGTGATGTCTGCAAGTGCTTCAGCGTTACGACCCTTAACGGATCCTGTGTATTCAAAGGTAATCAGGGAGTTGGAAGACTCGATCAGAGCAACCTCACGAGCAAATTCTTCACCTTCAATATTCAATTCATCACCAGTCTCAATCGGAGGCACGACTGTTGCAGAGATCACGTCAGCGTCAGATCCGATGTAGGAGAATCCAACGAATGTAGATCCTGCGCGAGGCACTTCAGAGAAGATAATTCTAGAACCGACAATCTCATAAGAGACTCCTGGCTCTTGAATGATGCCGTTGAGCGAGATCAGGATGTTATTTTCTGGCAGAATTGTTGCCGAAGAAACGCCCTCTGTCAAAGTCAGTGAGTAGAAGATACCATCCAACTTCAGGTTAAAGGACGACTTCAGGGAGTCAAACTCAAAGCTGATATCGTCAAGTTGACGGAGTTTGCCGACGTAGTAACCAATGAATTCGGATCCAACTTCGGGAGGCTCAGTAAACTGAATCTGATCAGAGAATGCTGTGTATGCAGCATTAGGAGGTTGCAGAATGCCATTAACAAAGACCAGCAGGTGACCAGCGGGATCTGGGAAGTATGCCTGACCATTCTCAATCGAGAGTGAGAAATCAGTCTGCACACCATCAAATCCACGGAAGTAACGGTCAACTCTACCTTCAAGGGTCGAAGCCGTTGTAACTGCAGCAGACCAACCATCATCACCACGGATGGACATGTTATTGTAGAATTCACCAACAACCTGCTCAAGCCAAACTCTTGCAGTAATGCCACTTTGCTCAACAGCAGCGACCTTGCCATATGCGGCATAGTCGGTTTGAGTAACGTTACTAACAGTTGCGTAGATGGAGGGGAAGTTTGTGCCAACGTCAAATTTACCAATGTTGTTGCCAGAGATATTCAGAGCAGCAGCAGTCTCTCCCAATCCCACGGGTTGCAGATTTGCGATCCACAGTTTGTGAGGTGTGATGGGATTTGTTGTTGCATCATATGGTTGATACTTAGTGACGGTGGCAGTGAATCCAGGATTCTTCTGCACAGTGCCTTGGAGGAGTGTGACCTCATCTCCAGGTCTGAATGTGGCAGCAAGACCAGACTCAACAAACGTAGCAGCAATATCCAATTCAATAACAGAGACGCCATGAATGGTGTCATTCACTTCGATAACGCCGTTGGGTTGATAGATGCCCTGCAGATCCAGGATGTAATCTGTCAAACTACCATAGATGATGTCATTGCTTTCCCAGGAGTTTTGGATTGTTTCCACATCCATCACAACACGACCACTTTCATTGCTGATAATAGCGCCAGATTTGTTTACATAAGAAACAATATCTGCTTCTGTGTTATCTGCCTTTTTGAAGATCACATCGCCGTTGGCATAATCGCCAAGGTCAACGTTGATCAACATGCGATCGGTTTGCAACTCAATGGTGCCTTCGGTAGCAGAATCTTCGCCCACGAGGACATCACCAGTGACCCACGCAGCACCTGTCTTGTTGATAACTTTTAGAATTGCATAGGTATTGCTTTCGTAGTAGTTAACTTGAAGGATGGTGCCAATCGACGTATTATCGCCATCTTTGTAGACTCTTTCATTGTTAGTGAATACTGATGTAATAGGATCAGTAAGATTATTAACTCTAATGTATGTGAATGTCTCTTTAACAACTGCAGTGTTGAAGGACTGAGCGGCAATTTCACCATAGACATCAGAAGATGTGCCATAAAGAATATCTGCAGTAATGAATCCGCCTTGATATGGGGTGTCTGTTGGAGGGTTGCCATAAGTGGTAGTTTCTCTCTCAACACCAGATCTCACAACAACTTGGAAGAGGTGTTGATTTGTGTCAGATGTATCAAGAGCAAATGACTGATATCTGGCATCGTGCGTGGAGAATTCGCCAATCTCGAAGAATGAAGCATCAGCATTCAAGACATAGTAATAAACCTGATTGATGCCACCCAGAAGACTGCCCGAAGAAGGAATGTATTGGACAACATCACCACGACGGAAGAAGTTTGCACGATTGATTCTAACTCTAAATTCTGCTCTGTCATATCCAACAGGGACAGTCGGAGTCAGGACCACGAGTTGTGGATCGGTATTCCAGTCGAAACCTTCATCATAAGTGGTGCTGAGGTTAACAACGTCAGTGGAAGGCACGAAGGTTGTTTTTGCCTCAGTTGGGAAGATGGATCTTTCCAGTGCAAACTCAAACGGGTTAATGGAGGAATCCATGTCAAACTCTGTGGACTCTTGATCCCACTCAGGACGATTGGGTGGAATGTAAATGCCAGGAGTTGTGATATAGGGTTGCCAACCAGCAGATGTTGGGCTATAGATGATGGACTTGACGTATTCTCTGATACGAGTCAGATGATAGATTAGGTGCGTGCGAGTGATGTTTTGATAGACAATAAAGTTACCGTCACCATCAAACCAAGAGGAAAGTTTATCAAACGCAGCATTGTTACCTCTAGTGATGATGTCGTAGATCACAGAATCAATAACTTGATCTGCAAAGTCTGCATCACCAGCGTAAGATGGGTAGAAAGTGACAGTTTGATCGTATGCTCTCTGCTTGATTGCCTCTCTGTTGAAGTGGATCAAGCGTGCATCAACTTTGCTGCTGTTGGTGCCAGCACCAAAGGCAGTTTGATACATATCGAAGATGGTAGCGATTGCCTGACGCACGTCATAGCAGCTGCCCTGGTTATATTCCGTGGGGGCAGTATATGTCCCATCAGTCTTAGTGACCGTGGTGCCATAATAAGTAAGACCATTGCCAGCAATACCAGCATCCACGCCTTGAATTAGGATGTCAAACAATGTGTCGATTGCAGTTGCCTGCTGACCACATGCCTGATTCCAATCTGCTTGGTTTGTGCTTCCAACAGAGTAGTCCCAAGTAACGGTGAGATCTCTGATGGGGAGATCGCCAGAATACTTACAAGGCCAGATGTTGGGAAGATCGCCAGAATAACCACCGCCAACTGTCTTAGGATATGTCTGGGCGTTGAGACCAGCAGGATCTGCAACAGTATCAGTGAGGACTTGAATAAGGGCATCTACAGCGTCATCAACGTCAGTGTCGCTAACGGCAGAAGAAATAGCAGTCACGCTATATGTGTTGCCAGCAGAAACAGTCGGATTGCCACCCTGATAGATCTGCTTGGCAATATCTCTAGCAGTATTGAAAATCCAAATGGACTCATTTGCCTGAGAAGTGATGTGTTGCAGATTGCCAGAAGAAACGTAGTATTCTGCAGAGGTGACCATCATGTTATCGCCACCATTTTGCAGGTTCCAGGACATCCAATACAGGATGTCTGCAACGTCATGCATACAATTTTCAGATCCACCAGGAATCACCAGGGAAGGATATTGTGCTTGACCACGCAGCACTGCTTCCTCAGCAATGAAACGGATGTTTCTTTCAATAGATCTTGCAGCAGCAATTCTATTGTCGGAAGCGCCATTTCTTTCGTAGGATTCGTAAGTGTAGGAGTTGTCGTTGTGACCATCGATGTTGAAACGACCAAAACCGTTTCTAATGGTAAGAATTGCCATTTCCTTGGCAAACTTAAACACAGTCTTAGTTGCTTCCTCCTCACCTTCAATGTGGGAAAGGAATCCATCTTCTCTGATATAGAGTTGACCTGCTTCAAAGATTTCAGCGTTGCCACCAAACCTAAGGTCATGGACCAGGGCGCCAAGAATGTCAACAACGTCATCAACGCAATTTTGACGACCACCAGGAACCTGGAAGTCTGCAAACTTGGACAAGTCATTCATCATGCCAACTGCTTCCTTGGCAATGATGTGCTTGTTGCGCTCGATCATATTTGCAGCGTCAACATAGCGATCTGACTGATTTCTAGTCTGATCAAACTGCTCAGGATCCAGAGTAACTGTAGTGTCTCTATATGCACTTCTGGAGGTGTAGATTGCGCTGTAATATTCATCTTGATAGAGTGCAGCAGCTCCATTGCTAGCAGCGGTTTCTCCAGGTCCGAGCAGCAGGTTGTTTGCTGCCTTCATGCACAAATCCTTAGCAAACTCAAATGCTTCAAGCATCGGTTGCAACTCATCTGTGATAAACAGAATTTCGTTGTCGGAATTGAGATAGAAGTCAATCGCAGCCTGTGTTTGGTAGTTGCCACCAGTCTGGAGGTCGGCAATAAGGGCGGGGATGATATAGTCCTTCATGTCCCGAATGCAAGCATTGCGATCGGGGATATTCAGAGTATTGACAGTTTGCCCACCGAGACTAATTGTGTAGAGGTTTTCAATGTAACCGACTGTTTCTTCAGCGATATAATCGCGGTTTTTCCAGATCAAGTCACCAGCATTTCTAAATCTGTGACCAGTAGGAGCAAGCTCATCAGCGATATAATCGCCAAGGGTGTCGAGTCTTGTTTCTACCTGAGTCGTGCCAGAAAGGGTATGGGGGATGCGAAGTTTGGTGGTGTATGTGCCAGACAGATCGGCAGATGCTGTGTTGATCACATACTTGCAGAGTTTGATGACTTCTCTCCAAGAATAGAGAGTCTGCAGCAACTCACTGCCAATAAACTTCAGATCGCCACCCTTGTTTCTATAGAAGCGTGCGTTGACGATAACGTTGTAGTTACCACCTTCCTTGAGGTCTTGGACAATAGCAGGAATGATGTAATCTCTAGTATCTCTGATGCAGATATTTGTGCCACCATAAGATCCAGCAGCAGCACTGTCACCAGGAATAACAAAGTCGGGATAGTGTGCCTGCATGATGCCGACTGCTTCTTCTGCAATCCAAGCAGCATTCGCAGAAATGATGTCTGCAGAATCTCTGTAGATTTCATTTCCGAGATCAATCTCTTCAATAGTGATACGCTTGTTTTCATAATCAACGGCACCAAGAGTTGCAGAAGAAATGTTAGTGCCAGACAAAGTAGCAATCACATCGCCAGTGCCAACAACAGCGCCTTGCTGAGCATTCAAACCAAGGACAACACCAGTCCTGGTGAAGTCTGTGGTGGTTGGACTTGTGAATGTAGCAGTGCGATCTGCATATCCTTTCCTGACCAGGAAGTTATCGAGATATCCATCAAGGTTATCGCCGCCGCCAGCGTTAGATCCAACATGACATTCTTGACTAATACCATAGTTGTTATTGTCAGCATCGCTGGAAACTTCAGCACCATCAATAAACAACTTTGTCGTTGATGTCTCAGAATCTTTAGAAACTGAAATGTGATACCATGTATCTACCACTAGACCAGCAGATGTTGTCTCAGAAACAGCAGTGCCGTTTCTCATCCAAGAAACTGTGTTGCCAGAGTTAGAAACAATCAGATAACCAGCGGAAGTGTCGCTCACATCCAGTCTATTATCGACCAGAGTAATTGTGCCCGTCAGAGAATTGAATCTGAAGTAACCTTCGATTGTGAAAGATCCATCTTCAAAACCAAAGTCATAGCTACGAGTTGCTTGACGGATATAGGGGCTACCGCCAGAGGTAAACGAATAACTTGAAGTATTGTTTTGAATATTTGTGTTGTAGATGACGTTGCTGATGGAGACATTGTTTGATTCCAGACTGGAGTTTGTAATCAACTCTCCATTTTGGAATGCGCCTGTAATATTTCCACCATAGATCCACTTCAGACCAGAGTTGGACCCCTTGATTGGAGTGGTAGCATTGCTAGTGATACCTCTAAGTGTTTGACCAGCAAAGAAGATCTTATTGCCACCCTCAGCATCTTTGTATGCAAATTTAGTAACACGAATAACCTCACCCGACTGATATCCACCATCGGTGATGATAACCTCAGTGGGAGCAGTGCGGGTAGCATGTGACATGTTACCGTTGGTGTAAGACAGTGTGTAGATGCTCAGAAGAGAATCGACAAGTGCCGTCTCAGTGTTACATGGAGTTAGAGATTGATCTGGTGTGATCGATACATCGAAGAATTGTTTCTTGCCATGGACGCCAGTAACAGCGACTCTAGGATAGAAGTAATCACCACCAGCATGAGTGAAGTGCAGGTGTTGGAGGATGACACTAGATCCGTTGCTGAATGCAGGAGTGCCATCAACTGTGATGCTTAGAGTGCCATTCACTTCATCATAAGTTGCACTCATGACATTGTGGGTTGCTGATGCAGTGCTGACTTTGCCAGATCCAACATAAACAAAGGAATCACCAGGATCCAGAGATACAACAGGGACAGCGACACTGAAGGTATTGCCAACTAGACCAGAAACGGTATGTGCCGTTGCCGAATTCTTGAGACATTCTTTAGCAATAGTTGCAACTTCTGCATAGATGTTTGTAACTTCAGTTGGTGTTGCAGTGGAGTTATCGTATGCGATGGAATATGTGCCAGCATCATAAATTCTGCTGTTTCCACCATAACGAATGTCATACGCGATTGCTTCAATGACATCTTTAATGTCGTCGAGGCAGTCATTGTCATTGCCCGTGGAAATGCTGAATCCAGGGTTTGCTGTCTTATAGACAAACAGACCTTCTGCAGCAATAAATTCCTTATTCTTCAGGAGAAGGTCAGCAGCATCAATGCCATTGTTGCCGCCTGCAGTTGTGGGATCTGCATAGAGACCAACGATCTTAGGACCACCAACACCTTCTGAAGTATAAGAAATAGCACCAGTTAGGTTGTGGGTATTCTCCGCAGCGAGAGATGTTGTGATGATATTTGTCAACTCTCTGACTGTTTGCTGGATATCCAAGCAATTAGTCAGGCTTGTGTTGTTACCTGCGCTGTAGTTTGCGTCATATGTGTAACCAGGAGCAGTGCCACCATAAGATGCAGGATCATTAAGGACTGCCAAGTCCTTAACAAACAGGAGGTTATTCATCGCATAATACATCATGTCTCTTGCTTTCAGCAGTGCTGTAAGAGACTCAGGCACCTCGCCATACAGACCATTCAGCAGATAGTTGCCAGTTTCATCAAAATAGTTTTCAGCAAAGAATTGCGAATTAAACTCACCACCAGAAGCAACATCATTTGCAATGGCGTCAACAAAGTATCCAACATCTCTACGGCACTTCTCTTGGTTTGGTGTGAAGGAAGGCTTGGTCGATGCAGGAATGTCTAGAAGATTTCCAGCAGTCAACGCCTCATCTTGCCATGTGTAAATTGTTGTCAGAGCAGCTCTAACATCAGCACAGGACTCGGGATCGTTGTTATCTGTATTGGTGCCTGGGGTGCCATATGGATCTCCAGGGGATACATCTGCAGTAATTGATTCATCGACATAACCAACTGCTTGATCACTGCTATTGACAGCAGTCCAAAGACCACCATAGTTATTTGTGATTGCAGATTCGCAGTAAGCCTTTGCTTGACCCAAAGCATAAAGTAATTCAGAAGTGTTTCTGTCGTAACTTACAGTATTTGTATCTGTGAAATACTCATTGATCCACTGCAGTGAATAGAGGTTGCCACCAGAATGAAGATCCAGTGCTACCGTTTCAACCCAAAGTCTCAGGTCGCTCAGGTATCCGTCCTTGTCACCAGATGGTGTTGCAGGATACTGGGTCTTAAGATCATCATATGCATTGTGGATGATCTTATCAATATTTTTAATCAGTAGGCGATAAGCATCTCTATATCTGGAGGTGGTGTTTGTTTGGATATCTCCAGGGTAGTAGAAGTCTGGATGCACAACTGCAATTTCCCTTTCTGCTCTGTCAATGATTTCGTCCTTATTGAGACGAATCAGACGAGCGGCATCATATGCTCTATTGGATGCATTTGTGGTTACATTTCCATAGAAAATGGATCTGTTTCTGAGTTGATCTCCCTTAGCGAAAGATCCTCCAGTAAGATTCTCATATTCAACTTCAGTGCTTCTAACCTCTTCAAAGTCGAGGAAGTCTTCATTGATTCTGGCACTGGAATCTGTTACAGAGACTGGAGTGATGCTGGACTGAGAAATGTCATCAAGAATGATGTTGGGATTCTGAATAGCAACCAGTCTTTCATAAATCAGACCGAAGAATGTAGATCCTTGGTTAATGATAAGAGTGTCAACTGGTTGACCATTGTTGGGATCCAGGTATGGGCTGATGTAGATAATTTGAGCGACAATCTTACTCGTTGCCGAATAAATATACTCATTCAATTTGAGGTCAAAGATACCAGTTTCAAATCTTGCTGTGCCAGATGTCTTACTAACCAACAGTTCGTCAGTCAGGTTACCATCTTCGTCAATGTTTGTGGTTTCGACCAGGGCAGTATCGCCCTCAAAGTTGGTGATAGACTCGCCAAACTTATAGATGCCCTCAGTATTCAAGAGAGTGACGCTTTCAACGATTGCGCTGAAAAGAGTTGTCCTCTTAATCAATTCACTGATCTCGAAAGGACCATCAGTGATGTTGATAACATCAATGTGGAATGTCCCAGAGTCAACAACAGTTGCATATGCCTCAGAGAAGTCTCCAGTAACTTGCTGACCGATGGTCGGGAAAATACCTTGAGGGTCGGTCAGTTGGATTCTATAGACAGGGACAGTTGCAACTCGGATTGTGCGATATTTAACTTGAGATGCTGCCTTGGGTGGCTCATCAAAAACAATTTGACCACCAACAACACTATATGCACTCTGGGGTGCTTGGATCACGCCATTCAGGGTGATAACCAGTTGGTTGGAATTGACAATAACTTGCTCACCCTCCACCGTAATTGGGAAGGTTTTTTCAATTCCATCAAATCTGCCAGAGATGTCATCGATTTTCTTGACGATAGATGTCAAGATTTCCTCAGAAGAAGTCAGTCTCTTATTTCTAAACAGGACTTCAGTGTTGTTGTAGTCTGTGTAGACGGGTTCGGCAGCACCGAAAGATGTAATTTGGTTGACGTTGGAGTACTCGTTAATGTTGACCTGCTTGATAAACTCAGTGCCAACACGACGACCAGAAACGTCCTTACCACCAGTCAGTTGCAGCTGACCAAACAGTTTGAAACCAGCAGGGTGGTTGTTATCCAGAATCTGTTTCTTCCACTTGGTGATGGGAATCTCAGAGCTGATAACGTAAGAGAAGTTTTGGTAGAAGAAGGAGTCTTGGATCTTCTGAATAATCTCAGAAGGTTTACCAACATCATCTGTGAAACGACCAGGAGTCGAGGTCAGGGAGTCAATATTCAACACACCCTTGGCGATGCTCAGGTTGTCGATAATACCAGATGCTTTGGACACCTCACCGTTGATCTTTTCTCCAACAGCAAAGTTGCCTGTATAGTTGACAATCTTCAAGATCTTGGGACCAGACTGCCAACCAGTGTTAGTGGAGACATAACCAGTCGCAGATGCCAATTCGGGGCTGCTGCCTTGATAAATTTTCTCACCAGCAAGGAATCTAGAAGTTGCCACGACTGCTTCTGCTCTACCACCAAAGACCTCAGTCAGAAGAGTCTGACGACCTTCACCTTGAGTCAGGAAAGTGATATAGTCACCAGCAGCTGCTGCCTCTGGTGTCAGAGCAAATCTCAACTGGTCAGAATCCAGACCATCAGCGATTGCATAGTAAATCTGACCTTCAACCAACGAAGTCAAACCAACACTGCTAGGTTTGGGCAGGATGCCAGTCGTTGATCCAACATCATCAGCACGCAGTTGGACTTCAGCAGCAGTGGTAATGCCATGAGGGAAGTTAAACTGCAGATAGTTGAGGTCGAGGTTAATGACATAGTTAAACTCAGACTTCAGAGTAACCACGGGCTCGGAAGAATAACCACTACCAGGATTCTTGATTTGAATCTCATTCAAACGGTTGTTTTTCACAACAGCAACTGCTTCGGCACCTGTGCCACCACCGCCAGAGATGACAACAGCAGGAGCAGAGGTATAACCAGCACCAGGATCAGTGATCTTGATCTCTGTCAGAATAGATGTATTGAAGAGTTGCAGGTTGACTGGGAAGGAAATCTCAGGACGCAGAGTGTAGTCATGGGAATAACCGAAACCAAACTCATTATTCTTGAGTCTCTTGATCTTACCAATGTTTTTACCTGTCAGGAAGACAGAAGCACCGCTACCTTCGCTGGGGATGATAACGCTCAGAGCAGCACCAGATCCAGCGAGAGTGGGTCCAAGAATACCTGTGATACCATCAACATCGATAGATGCTGTTGTGTATCCTTTACCAGGATCGGAAACTTGAGCAGAGGTGATAGCACCAGATCCAGTCTCATCATCAAGAGTAACTGTAATTGTAG